TTAACACATATTTAACACATTAATTATATCCATTGTTTTTTCTTTTTCTTTTTTTAGCACATGAGTATAAATATCAGCTGTGATACTTATAGTTGAATGGCCTAATAAAATAGATACTGTTTTTAATGGAACGTCATTTTCAAATTGTAGTGTAGCATAAGTATGCCTAAGTGCATGAAATTTTTTATGTTTAACATTACATTTTTTTAAATAATTTCTCCATGAAGTATCTACCCATGATTTATGAATTAAATTTCCGTCTTTAGTTAGAAAAATAAAACCTTTATATTCATCTTTATAATAAGTTCCTGCTTTTAAAATATTTATATTTTGTTGCTTTTTTATTTCTTTTAATATCGGAATCAAAGAATCAGGAAGAGGAATTTTTCTTATTGAATTTTTAGTTTTAGGTGAGTGTATATCTCTAACTAATTTTCTTTCTTCACCAATAATAGCTGTATAGCATGTTAAGGTTCTTTGTATACTGATTTCTTTAGAATCTAAATCTATATCATCCCACTTTAATCCTAGAACTTCACCTTGTCTCATGCCAGTAGCTAAAGAAGCTAAAGCGATATATTTTATTAATTTTGGATAGTTATCAGTATAATTTATAATTAATTTTAAATCTTCTTTGCTAAATATTTCAACTTCTGCTGCTGCAGTATAAAAATCTTTTGGAATTTTTATATTATCACATGGATTTCTTAAAATAAATCCTTCAGATATAGAATACTTAAAAAATCTTTTCAGTAATTTATCAGCTCGTTTAATACTGGATGTACTCTTACCATTTTTAAATAAGTCATTATAATATCTTTGTATATCAAGAGCTGTAATATCCTTGATATATTTATTACAAAATGGGGCACATTTCAAATAGGTTCTGTATGTACATTCATACCTATCAAAGCAAGAATCTTTTATGCTTCCCTTAATAAACTCAAATAACCATGTTTTGATAGCACCAGAAAGCATTACATCACTATTTATAGTTAATCCATTTTTTAACCCAAACTTATAATCTTCTAACTTTTGTTGCGCTTCCTTCTGAGATTTTCCGTAAAAGTATTTTCTTATTAATTTTCCATTTGCATCTCTACCAAAAGATGCAGATATTCTAAAATAATTTTTCCCATTTGCTGTATAGTTAGTTTTAACGGCCATATTATCAACTCCTTTAGTTAATATCCTTCCTTATAATTCCTAAGCCATTATTAAAATATAAAATAATATCATCACATTCATAATAAATACCATGTTTTCTTTTATGGTATTGTATAGATTCATCAAAAAAAGAATCTGTTATTGTTAGATATTCAGCAATCTCATATCTATCATTGGCTCCGGATTTAATAGCTGCAACTATATGCGATATACTACATAGCCTCTCAATAGCTTTAGCATGAGCTATTAATTCTTGTTTAGCATTTCTTATATCTTTTAAATCTGTTATATTTCCTACGGTAGTTTTAAAGTGTCCATGGTACTCTTCGGCGTAGATGCAGGCTTTTTCTGCGATTGTAGTAAGTTTCTTGCTTAGGCCTATTTTATTTCCTTTACACAGACCTAGTGCTTTTGATTTAAAATATTTTTCAACCACAATAATATTGTCTTTTTCACTTTCAGCTAGTAGCCTCTCGAATCTGTTCATATGCCAACACCCTTTATAGTTCGTCTAAATCTTCTTTCATAAGTTTTTGTTGTTCTCCATCATTAGAAAAATCATTATGAGCAGCTATTGGTATATTATTAATTTTAGATATTTTTCTACTCTTATTTGTTATTTCAGATACTTTAAACTTTATAAAAGAATCTACACATTTTTGAAGATCTTTAATATCCAGTTCCGATATCTCATATTGCGCATCATTAGTATCTAAAATAATATTACCTTCTGAATCACATATAATATTAAAGTTTAGATTACACAAGTACTGCTCTATTAAATACCCAAGTTGATTTTTAGATTGACTTTTAGGAATGTCTGAATCAAAAAAATCACTTATAGATACGTCTAAAGCATTAGCTAACTTTTGAAGTGTTTCACTTGTTGGACTACTTTTATCATTTTCTAAATCGCTAATAGTTGACTTGGAAAGTCCAGTAAGTTCATTGATTTTCATCATCGAATACTTTTTATTTTTTCTTATATTACGTATATTTTCACCTAATGACATAATTATTACTCCTTACATAAAGTATTGTTTACCGTACTTTTATTATACCATTGCGTTCGGAAAAGTAAACCTGTAAATTAAAGCAAATTAAAGCAAATTAGAGCAAAAACCTTGAAATATAGAAAAAGTTCGCCAAAAAGGTAAAAAATGTTCGTTTTTGCGGTAAAATACTGCTTGTCTTATGTTCGGTAAACAGGTAATATTATATACAGGAGGTGGGCATAATGGAGAACAAAATCCATGCAATTATTAAAGAAAAAGGATTAAAGATAAGCTATGTGTTAGATAAAGTCGGACTCGCTAAGTCGTCATTTTATGATATTATGAATGGAAAATCTATTCCTAGTTTAGCGAACGCAAGAAGAATTTGTGAAGTTTTAGAAAGAAATTTAAATGATGTATTTCCAGAAGAGTTTAAAAAGGAGGACATACTGTAATGAAACTGCATGAGATACTACAAGAAATATTAGGGGCATTAAAAAATAATCAGCCTAAAGCAACAATGACTGTTATTGAATGTTCTGATTATATGAATGTAAGTAAAGATAAAATCAGGGAGTTAGTTAATAAAGTTAATACAGATTTCCCATACTTTAAAGTTGGGGCAAAAGTTTTAATTGACAAGACTAGATTAGATTTATGGATAGAGAGTATAGCAAAAGAACATAGAAAATTATAAATGAATAAATTTAAGGAGGAACAAAAATGAATGGATTAATAGTAAAGCCTGTAGATTTTTTAGGTGATGAATTAGTAGCAATAAAGAATGATGAAACAGGAAAAATATATACAGGTGTTAGTTATATATGTAGAGGAATAGGATTAAGTGATGGTCAATTTAGGAGACAAAAGCAGAATTTAAATGAAGATGTAGTTCTTAAAAAGGGTATCACAAATTTGCTTTACCCTACTAATGGAGGTATACAAGAGGTTTTAGGAATTGAATTAGATTTTTTACCACTATGGTTAGCTAAGATTTCTATAACTCCAAGAATGAAAGAAGAACAACCGGAAGTAGCAGAAAAATTAGTTAATTATCAATTAAAAGCTAAAGATGTACTAGCACAAGCATTTATTCATAACAAACCAACTTGTATAGAAGATATTTTAATATCTAGTTTACAAGAAATGAAAGCAATTAAGGGTGATGTAGAAGCTATTAAACAAGCAAATGTAGAAACCAAAGAAGAAATACAAGGAATAAGAGAGATAACTGGACTTAGTTCTATAGGATGGAAAGATGATTCTAAAAAATTAATAGTAAAGATAGCACATAAACTAGGAGGCAACCAATTCATACAGGATGTATATAAAGAAGTTTATTCTAATTTAGAAAAAAGAGTAGGTTGTCAATTACAGATAAGACTTACAAATAAACGCAGAAGAATGGCAGATGAAGGTATCTGTAAATCAAAGAGAGATAAATTAAATAAGTTAGATATTATAGGTGAGGATAAAAAGATTCTAGAATGTTTCTTAGCTATAGTAAAAGAACTTGCAATTAAATATGGAGTTTAAGGAGGAAATAATACATGGCATTTAAATGTGCATTAGATATAGCTGATGAAGTTAGAAAGTTATATCTGGAAAACTTAAATTATGAAGATGCTTATAAAAAAGCAAAGGATATATTTTTAGGTAAAAGAAAGCCACAAGGATACCGACCAAAGTAATCCAAGTAGCTAAGTAAATTAATCAACATAATTATATCACAGTAAAGGAGCATACGTAAATGGGTAAGAAGGTAGCATTAGTTAAATTTCTTAAGGGTTCATTTGACCAAGAATATTCTTACTACACAAATAGTGAAACTTTGAATAAAGATGATCTAGTAATAGTACAAGCAGGTACTTCTTATGGACTAGCAAAGTTTACAAGGTATTCAACTAACAAGATACACGTAAGTAAAGCTGAAAAATGGATTATTAAAAATATAACTCCAGATGTACAAGAATTTGAGGCGAAATTATTTCTAGGAGGTTTTGATTGATGGATAAAAACTTAGAAATAATTCAGCAAATATTCCAAGAAGCAATCAGATTAGATTGCATACAAGATCAAAATATAGAAGTTAATTATCATTCAGGCTCTAAACGATTAAGAGTTGAAATTGCTTATCAAGGTAATCCAACATTTAATGATGGGTTAAGTAGATCATACTCTGTAAGTGTTAAAAATTCAGATTTACTTAATAAAGTATTATGTGAAATTAAAGCACTTGAAATAATAGATGATGACCTTTTAGGAGATTAACATAATGGAGAAAAAGTTAAGTAAATCTGAATTTATGCAAAAGGTCGTGAATGGTAGATATAAAAAACAAAGAGCAGAAAAAGAAAAATCAGAAGGTGCTGACAGATACACCTTTGATAATATGAATAAATCTAAAAATTTTAGGAGGAAATAATTTATGAAAATTAATGTTGAATTTAATAATGTTGAGGAAATGCAAGATTTTGCAAAACTAATAGGAACACCATGTAACTGTAATGGAGTTAAAGTTGAAATGGGAGCTCCTGCAGAGCAAGAAACTAATAAAGAAGATAATTCTAAGGGTAATAAGAAGAACACTTCTAAAAAGGCAGAGAAAGCTAAAGAAGAAGTAAAAGAAAAGAAAAATGAAACACCTAATACTACAGAAAATAAGGAACCAGTACAAGAGAAAGAACCAGTAAAAGTTGAGGCAGAGGTTACAGGAATTGATAACACATCTAGTGAGCCACCTAAAGATGCAGAAGTTACCGAGGATGCAGCTAAAGTTACTAAGGAAATGCTAAGAGATGCATGTGCAAAGGTAATGAAACTTGGAAAGCAAGCAGAGGTAAAGCAAATATTCAAGAAGTATGGAGCTAATAAATTGCCAGAACTTAAAGAAGAAGATTACGCAGCAGCTTATAAAGATGTTGAGGCTTTAAAATAATGGCTAAACATGCACTACTAAGTGCAAGTTCATCGAGTAGATGGCTTAATTGCCCACCTAGTGTGAAATTAGAAGAAGGGTTTGAGAATACTACAAGTGTATTTGCAGAAGAAGGAACTTTAGCCCATGAGCTTGGGGAAATAACATTAAGATTGAATCTTGGAGAATTTACAAAGAGAAAATATAGTTCACAATTAACCAAGATTATGGAAAATGAATTGTTTACAAAGGACATGCCTGATTATGTAGATATGTATGTAGATACTTGTATGGAAAAAGTATCTGAAGCTAAAGCAACTACACCAGATGCGATAGCTATAGTAGAACAGAGATTAGATTTTAGCGACTGGGTTCCGGATGGATTTGGGACAGGAGATTTTGTAATAATTGCAGATGGAACAATGGAAATATGCGATTTAAAATATGGAAAAGGTGTTCAAGTAAGTGCTAAGGACAATTCACAAATGAGATTATACGCACTTGGGGCAATAAGCCAGTTTGAGTTTCTATATGATATACAAAAAGTTAAAATGACAATCATCCAACCAAGATTAGATAGTATAAGTACTGATGAAATGACTGTTGATGAATTATTAAATTGGGCTGATGAAGTTGTTAAACCTACAGCAGAACTTGCAATTAAAGGTGAGGGCAAATTTTGTACAGGAGATCATTGTAAGTTCTGTAGAGCAAAAGCAGTTTGTAGAGCTAGAGCAGATAAGAATATGGAGCTTGCGCAGTATGAATTTCAAAAACCACCTACATTAGATAATAACGATATAGGGTTTATTTTAAACAGGGTGGATGAACTTACTAGTTGGGCCAAAGATGTAAAAGAGTATGCATTAAATCAGGCTCTAAAAGGAGAAGAATTTGATGGCTTTAAAGTTGTTGAAGGTAAGAGCAATAGGAAATGGGCAAATGAAAAAGCTGTTGGGGATATATTAATAGAGCAAGGATTCTTAGAAAATATAATCTATACTAAAAAACTTACAGGCATTTCTAATATGGAAAGTGCCATAGGTAAAAAAGAAGTTAATAGGCTATTAGGTGATTATATAGTCAAGCCACAGGGTAAACCAACACTTGCATCTGAAACAGATAAAAGACCAGTGTTTAACCCTGCAAAAGCAGATTTTCAGGATTAGGTGAGAATCAGAATGGCTAAACGAATAGACCTAAATTTAATAGGCAGAACTTTTAGCAGACTTCTTGTTATAGATTATGCTTCAAAAGGAAAATATGGGCATAATCAATTTAAATGTGTATGCAAGTGTGGTAATAAGCTAATAGTAACAGCGAGTAATTTGTTAAGTGGAAATACAAAAAGTTGTGGTTGTTTAAATATAGAAAAATGTACTAGCCGTATAAATGGTGAATATGCAAGAAAAAGAAATAAAGAGAGTAGTACGGCATATAAGGGCACTAGAATATGTAATTTAGATAGGCATACCCAAGTAAACAATACGAGTGGTGTTACAGGTGTGTATTGGAATACCCAAAAACATAAATGGTACGCAAAAATAAAGTTTAGACAAAAACAAATACATTTAGGTTACTTTGAATATAAAGAAGATGCTATAAAAGCAAGAAAAGAAGCAGAAGAAAAATATTTTAAACCAATAATTGAAGAATATAAAAATTTAAAGATAGAGGAGAATGATTAATTATGATAAAAGCAAAAAGAACAGGAACTAAGGTAACTACAGGAAAGGTAAGACTATCATATGCTCATATTTTTGAACCACATGCAATGAATGAAGGTCAAGAAGCTAAATACAGTGTATCAGTAATAATACCAAAAACAGATACAGAAACTCTTAAAGCAATTAAGGAAGCAACAGACCAAGCAAAGAAAGATGGAGCAGGTAAGTGGGGAAATAAAATACCAGCCAATCTTAAAACTCCACTTCGCGACGGTGATGTAGAAAGAGAAGATGATGAAGCTTACAAAGGATGTTATTTCTTGAATGCAAGTTCTAAAAATAAACCAGGTGTAGTTGATGCAAATGTACAACCAGTACTTGATTCAACAGAAGTTTACTCAGGATGTTATGCAAGATTAACTCTTAACTTCTATGCTTATAATGCAAGTGGAAATAAAGGAGTAGCAGCAGGACTTGGTAATATTCAAAAGCTAGAAGATGGAGAACCACTTGGAGGATTTACAAGAGCAGAAGATGATTTTGATTCAGTTGGCGATGGAAATTCTGCAAATGATGATTTTCTAGGTTAGAACTATGGATATTCTGAGTATAGATGTTGAAACATATTGTGACTTAGATATTAGGAATGTGGGTGCTTACAGATATTGTGAGCATTCATCATTTGAAATATTACTATTTGCATATGCTTTCAATGATGAACCAGTAGAAATTATAGATTTGATAAATAATGAAGTATTACCAGAAAGAGTTGTTAAAGCTCTTGCAGATTCACAAATAATTAAATCAGCATTTAATGCCAACTTTGAAAGAAATTCTATATATCAATTTTATGGATTTCCTACACAACCAAAGCAATGGCAATGCACAATGATTAAAGCATTAACATTAGGATTACCAGGAAGTCTTGATATGGTTGGTAAGGCAATGCATTTTGAAGAAGATAAGCAAAAGATGAAAGAAGGTAAAGCATTAATACAGTATTTCTGTAAGCCCTGCAAACCAACTAAAGTTAATAAAGGAAGAACAAGAAACCTTCCAGAACATGCACCTGAAAAATGGGAGACATTTAAATTATATTGTAAACAAGACGTTGAAGTTGAAAGAGAAATTAGAAATAAATTAGATAGATATGAAACAACCACTAAAGAAAAATTACTATGGAATTTAGACCAGAATATAAACGACAGAGGTGTAAATCTTGATTTAGCTTTAGCGGAAAAAGCTATTAAATGTGATGAACAATTTAAAGAAAGAATGATTGAAGAAGCGAAGGAGCTTACAGGATTAGATAATCCTAACAGTCTAACTCAATTAAAAAAATGGATAGGTGAAAAGGTAGGGGATGCTGTAGGAAGTATTACTAAAGATACTATTCCAACACTTATAAGAGATGCAGAATTTCAGAATAACAAAGAAGTAAAAAGAATGTTAGAACTAAGGCAACTTATGGGTAAAACCTCAACTAAGAAGTATCAGACAATGCTTAATATGAAATGCGATGATGGCAGGATAAGAGGAATACTTCAATTCTATGGGGCAAATAGAACTGGTCGTTGGGCAGGTCGTGGGGTACAAGTTCAGAACTTACCTCAAAACCATTTACCAGACTTAGATAATGCAAGATCACTATTAAGAGAGGGAAAGTTTGAAGATTTAGAATTTCTATTTGATAGTATTCCAGATACATTATCACAACTTATAAGAACAGCGTTTATACCAAGTGAAGGTAATAGATTTATAGTTGCAGACTTTTCAGCTATAGAAGCAAGAGTAATAGCTTATTTAAGTAATGAGGAATGGAGATTAGAAGTTTTCAGGACTCACGGGAAAATATATGAAGCTTCTGCATCTCAGATGTTTCATGTACCAATAGAAAGCATTAAAAAAGGTTCTGACCTGAGAGGTAAAGGTAAGATAGCAGAACTTGCATTAGGTTATGGAGGAAGTGTTGGTGCTCTTACATCTATGGATAAAAATAAGAGTATACCAGAAGAAGAATTGCTAGGACTGGTTAAGAGTTGGAGAAATGCAAATCCCAATATTACTAAGTTTTGGTGGGATTGTGATAAAGCAGCTAAGAAAGCAATTCAAGAAAGAACAACAGTTACATTACATCATGGAATTAAATTTATTTATGATCCAGGAGTTTTATTTATAGAGTTACCAAGTGGCAGAAGATTAAGTTACTTAAGACCTAAAATAGAACCAGGACCATACGATAAAATAATAATAACTTATGAAGGATTACAACAAACAAGTAAGCAATGGACCACATTAGAAACTTATGGCCCAAAGATAGTAGAAAATATTGTACAAGCATTTGCTAGAGATTGTCTAGGAGAAACAATGTTTAATGTAGCTAAAACAGGATTTAATATTGTAATGCATGTACATGATGAACTTATATTAGATGTGCCTAAAGGAGTTAGTTCAGTTGATCAAGTATGCGAATTATTTGCAAAACCTATATCGTGGGCACCAGAATTACCACTCAAAGCTGATGGGTATGAGTGCAACTATTATATGAAAGACTAGGAGGAATAATTATGACATGTGAATGTATTGGTGAAGTTAAGCAAGAATTAGAAAAGCGCTATAGTGAAAAAGGAGAGATAGAAGCTGTAACTAGTGTATCTTTAGAAAATACGGCTCTTATGTTTAGAGGTAGCAAAGCCAAAATAGAATTGTATAGTCCTGTAAAAATAGAGTTTGATTATAAAAATAAAAAGGGTGACATTAAGCATAAAAAGGAAAAAGCTAATATGGGTTATAGGTATTGCCCATTCTGTGGCAAATGCTATGAAGAAAGCGAGGAATAATTATGAACGATATAGATGATTTCTTAGGATTAGATGAAGAACCAACAGGAATACCACTTAATGATAGATATAGAATAGAAAGCTTAGATGAACTTAATGTTGTAGTTAAGGAGAAGTATATACCAAAACCTACAGAAGAAAATCCAAGTCCAGAGGAAAAGTGGAGGTCTATTAGCTACCATCCTAATTTAGAATTAGCATTTAAAAGTATAGTAGATAAGGAAATAAATATAACAGCAAGTTTAGGACTTGATGAAGTAGTTAAAAAGATACAGGAACTTAAGACATTTAAAGAGATGATTCAATAAAAGATAGGAGGGGTACAGTTGGAAACTGTAGCTGAGAATAACCTAAATTTAAAGATTAAATATGATGGTCAAGTTGCACTAGCAACTGGAAATAGCAAAACATCAAAGCATTGGAAAAATAAATCTATAATGTATTCAGCTTTAGTTGAAAAATTAAATCAGACAACTAGAACCCCTGAAACTTATGCTGAATACAAAAAAATGTCTAAGACAGAAAGAGACAGAATTAAAGATGTTGGTGGCTTTGTTGGGGGAAGTCTTAAAGAAGGCAGAAGAAAAGCTGAAAATGTACAAAATAGAACATTACTAACATTAGATCTTGATTATGTAGATGGTGACATATGGTCCAGTATTGAATTATTATATGACTTTTCTGTATGTATGTATTCAACCCATACACACGCACCAGATAACCAAAGATTAAGATTAGTAATACCTTTAGCAAGACCAGTTCTTCCAGATGAATATCAAGCAATAGCAAGAAAAGTAGCTGATGATATAGGAATTGACCAATTTGATGATACAACCTATGAACCATGTAGACTTATGTATTGGCCATCAACTTCAAGTGATGGAGAATATGTATTTAAGGTACAAGATTTACCATGGTTAAATCCAGATGAAATATTAGATAGATATACATTTGGTTGGGAAGATGTAAGTTATTGGCCAGAAAGTTCAAGAGCTAGAGCAAAATTAAACAAAGCAATATCTAAACAAGAAGATCCTTTGAGTAAGAAAGGAATTATAGGTGCTTTTTGTAGAACTTATAGTATTTCAGAAGCTATAGATGAATTTCTTAAAGATGTATATGTACCGGGTGCAGATGAAACTAGATACACATTTGCAGAAGGTAGTACTTCTGGTGGAGTAGTTGTATACGATGATAAATTCTCATATAGCCATCATGGAACAGATCCAACTAGTAATATACTGTGTAATGCTTTCGACTTAGTAAGAATACACAAATTTGGTGAATTAGATGATGAAGCTAAACCAGATACTCCTGCAAATAGAATGCCTAGTTTTACTAAAATGAGTGAGTTTGCATCTAATGATAAAAAAGTATTAGTTACTATTGGCCAAGAAAAAATGTCTGCTGCTCAAGAAGATTTTGAGGTTGTAGAAACTGAGGAAGAAGTAAGCACTGAGTGGCTTTATGAACTTGAATATACTGAACAGGGAAAGTTAAGAAGTACGATAAGTAACTTTTCATTAATATTAGAAAATGAACCTTTACTAAAGAATAGAATTGCTTTTAATGAATTTTCTAACAGAGCAAATGTAACAGGTCAATTACCCTGGAGAGCTAAAGGAAATTTTCAGGACTGGACTGATATAGATGATAGTGGTTTGAGAGAATTTATAGAAAAGTATTATAAGATTAATTCTCCTACTAAGTGTAGTGATGCACTTACATTATCCTTTGAAAAGCATAGATTTCACCCTATTAAAGATTATCTCAATAGTTTAGAATGGGATGGCCAAAAAAGAATAGATACTTTATTAATAGATTACTTAGGGGCAGAAGATAACAATTATGTAAGAACAGTAACAAGGAAAATATTAGTTGCAGCAGTGGCAAGAGTATTTGTTCCAGGAATTAAATTTGATAATATGCCAGTTTTAAGCGGGCCACAAGGAATAGGAAAAAGTACTATTATAAAAAAATTAGGTCAAGAATGGTATTCAGATTCTCTAACTACTGTTAATGGTAAAGAAGCTTATGAACAACTACAAGGAGTTTGGCTTATAGAAATGGGAGAAATGATGGCCACAAAAAAGGCTGATATTGAAGCAACAAAACATTTCTTAAGTAAAACAGAAGATATATACAGAGTTGCTTATGGTAGAAGGACAAGTAGATTTCCACGACAATGTGTATTTCTTGGAACTACTAATGACAGGGAGTTTTTAAGAGATAAAACAGGTAATAGAAGATTTTGGCCAATAGATGTTGGCGTTAATAAAATAGATAAAAGTGTATTTAATGATTTAACTAAAGATGAAGTAGGGCAAGTTTGGGCAGAAGCATTAGAACTATTCAAGAATAAAGAACCTTTGCATTTAAGCGGAGAAGAAGAAAAGGAAGCACAAAAACAACAAGAAGCACATTCGGAAGAAAGTGCTAAAGCTGGACTTATAGAAGAATATTTGAATAAATCTATTACATCTGATTGGTACAGCAAAAGTATTAATGATAGAAGATTATATATACAAGGTGGAGACTTTGGGGATGAACCACAAGGGGAAATTCAAAGAAGTAAAACCTGTGTTATGGAAATATGGTGTGAATTATTTAATGGGGATCCAAAACAATTGACACCGTTAGTAAGTAGAGAAATAAATGAAATATTAAAAGGACTTCATGGTTGGAAACAGTATGATGGGCGATTAAGATTTGGGAAAATATATGGAGTTCAAAGAGCATTTGTGAGGATAGAGTAATGGAAGAAAGTAGAATTGAGAATTATCTCAAGAAAAGAGTTGAAAAACTAGGCGGAAAAGCTTATAAATGGGCACCGGTTGGAGTTGTAGGAGTACCAGATAGAATGGTGCTCTTACCTGGTGGAAAAATAATATTTGTAGAACTTAAAGCACCAGGTAAAAAAGCAAGGAAGTTGCAGGAGTTTAGAGCCAAACAACTAAAAGAACTAGGATTTCAAGTTGAGTGTTTAGATACTATAGAAAAAATAGATGCGTTGCTACGTAATATGTAGATTTGACGCACTAAACTAAGGAGGGGATGAAAATAAATACTGAGTTAATGTTTAGTAGTAAAACAGATATGTGGAGCACTCCACAGGAATTTTATAATAAATTAAATGAAGAATTTAACTTTAATCTAGATCCATGTAGTACACATGAAAATGCTAAATGTGAGAAACATTTTACTTTAGTAGAAGATGGCTTAAAACAAAATTGGGCGGGCAGTACAGTGTTCTGTAATCCTCCTTATGGAAGAGTTCTAAAGGATTGGGTAAAGAAGTGTTACGAAGAAAGTAAAAAGCCAAATACAAGGGTTGTAATGCTAATACCAGCACGAACAGATACAACTTATTTCCACAGTTATATTTACAAAAAAGTTAGAGAAATAAGGTTTATAAGGGGAAGGTTAAAATTTGGAGATTGTAAAAATGCAGCACCTTTTCCAAGTATGGTTGTAGTATTTTGATCATTCGCAATACTAATATTCTATGAACTAATAACTGAATAGATAACAATCTATTCAGTTATTAAGTAACAATTATTCAATTGGGGTAATAGTAACAGCGATAACTTGATCGTAAAATACGTTAAGGGTGTTAAATGAAAATGTGCTTGAACCAGATACTAATTTAACATCCTTAAGAAAAATTAAACCATCATTACCAGGAAGTAGGGTATTATCTTTTATAGATATCTTTTCTCTGTATGCATCTCGTACTTTTTGGTTTATGTCTGCTATACGTTTGATATTGTTGTCACTTTCGGATTTTAGAATTGGTGTTCCGGTTATTATTCCTGCTGCAGTAATAATAGTAACTAAATGATTTTCAAATTCCTTTGTAAATGGTGCGCAGCAATATCCACGTACAATTGATTTCTTAAATGATTCATTTTCCATAAACAATGTATGTGCCCCCCTATTAATATTTCAGTAATTTATATTTAGTAATTATTATAACATAAAAATACAAAGAAGGTGAAATTTTGAATTTTAAACCATGGAACTATCAACAATATGCAATTAATCATATCTTAGATCATCAAGCGTCAGGACTGTTTCTTGATATGGGGATGGGTAAGACGGTTAGTTCTTTAACTGCAATAGATAGTTTATCATTCTTAGGTGATACAGGTAAAGTGCTAGTAATAGCCCCTAAAAGAGTTGCAGAAGATACATGGTCTACAGAAATAGAAAAATGGGATCATTTAAAAAACTTAAGAATATCAACTATCTTAGGAACTCCAAATCAAAGAATAGAAGCAGTTGAAGGAGATGCTGATATTTACGTAACTAATAGAGAAAATGTAGTTTGGTTAGTTGATAATTATTTTAAAAGTTGGAAGTGGGATACTTGTATAATAGATGAATTATCATCTTTTAAAAGTTCTAAAGCTAAAAGGTTTAGAGCTCTGAAAAAGGTAAGACCTTACTTTAAAAGAATTATAGGTTTAACTGGAACTCCTGCACCAAATAGCCTAATAGATTTATGGCCACAGGTTTATTTATTAGATGGTGGTAAAAGACTTGGGAAGACTATCACTGAATATAGAGATAGGTATTTTATACCGGATAAAACTAATGGATATGTTGTTTATAGCTACAAGTTAAAAGATGGCGCAGGAGAAGCAATTTATAACAAGATTAGTGATATTTGCATAAGTATGAAAGCTAAAGATTATTTAGATCTTCCAGAAAGAATAGATAATAAAATTTATATAGATTTACCTAAAAAGGTTAAGGATCAATACAAAGAACTTGAAAAAGAATTAATTATACAACTAGATAATGAGGATGTAACAGCTACTAACTCAGCAGTATTAACAGGAAAGTTGTTACAAATGTGTAACGGTGCTGTTTATTCAGAAGATAAAGAAATTGTTGAAGTACATGATGAAAAGCTTAATGCTCTTATGGATATTATAGAAGCAGCTAACGGAAAACCAGTTTTAATATTTTATAGCTTCAAGCATGACTTAATGAGAATACAAGAGTTTCTTAATAAGAATAAGTTAAAAGGTCAAGAACTAGCTGGACCAGAAGATATTAAAAAATGGAACAATGGACAAATACCAATACTGTTATTACACCCAGCAAGTGCAGGCCACGGCCTTAATCTTCAATATGGTGGAAATATTGTTATATGGTTCGGTCTAACTTGGTCATTAGAATTGTATCAACAAGCTAATGCTAGATTACACAGACAAGGACAAAAAGAAACAGTTATTATACATCACATAATTGCTAGAGATACAGTTGATGAAGATGTAATGAAAGCTTTAACTAATAAAGAGGTTAATCAAAATGTACTTTTGGAAGCAGTAAAAGCAAGGTGTATACAATGTGAACAGAAATAATTATAAAATATAAAATCAAGTAATTAGGGGTTTTTAGTGTGAACAAAAGGTGTGAACAAAACTGTTACAGAGTAAAAATTCTGTTCACATTGTTCACGTTTCAATAAATTACCAGTGTGCACAATGTGAACAATAAATAATGCTTTGTTCACATACCTTGTTCACGCGGAAAATATGACAACCATAACGGTTTATAGGGTGAGTGTGTACAATGTGAACAAAATATTATTATAGAGTAATATTTATATAAATAGGCATAATACATGTACCCACATACACATATACGCGCACGCGTGAGAGCCTAATAAGAATTTTTTAAGAGATACACGCTTTTTTGTTCACACTGTGCACAGCACTGAGAAGTTGATATGTTGGAAAGCAAAAATTATAAGAAAAGAGAGTAGGTAGAAGTTGGTATGAGATTATTAATGAACATTTTGAGGAAAAATGAAAAATTGAATATAGATAATACAACTTTAGATTCATTAGAGATTAGACAAAAGCTATCTGAGGAATTTAGAGAAGTGTGTGAAGCAATGTCAAATTATGAATATGATAAAACTTTAAGTAATCTAAAAGAGATTATAAGAGAAACTTATGATTTAATACAGATGTGTATATTGATTTTGTGGAGATGCCACAGACAGGCTTTAACACTAGATGAGCCAGAACTAATAAACAATATTAATAAAGAGCATAGAAAAAAATTAAGTAAAAGAGAGTGGATCTCTATCAGTGAAATACAAATTGATATAAAGGAGTAGATGACAATGGAAAATAAAAAGCTTATAAATTATGATGATGCAGTTAAGATAGGAATTAGAGAAGGAATAAAATATATTAAGGAGCAAGAGTATCATAAGACTACTAAAAGATATGATAGGCGCTTAAGAAATACTAGATTGTTATTAAAACATTATAGATCTCTTAAAGCTCATAATAAAATAGCAGATACATCTACTAATAAAATCTATGAAGAAAATGCAATAGATGTATTAGATAATGTTGAGAGCATTGATGATGAGGAACAATATGTACAAGCGATAAGTAGAACTAAACTAAGAACCCTAATTATAGTAGGTCATGTAAATAAAGTAATGGAGTATTACGAGGCTATATGTAAAAGTGATGGTAAAACTAAAGAAAGAAGATATAACATAATTAAGTTTATGTATATAGAACCAGCAAAAGATGATATAGTACCAACTTATGAGGAAGTAGCTGAACATTTTGAAGTAAATATAAAAACTGTAAGCAGAGATGTAAAAGCTGCTGTTGAAGATTTAAGCATACTCTTCTTTGGTATAGATGGAATAAAATTATAAAAAATATTTTGAAAAGAGGACATAAATTATATTAAAAATGTCCTCTTTATAGTTATCTTAATCCTTGTAATATAGCCAATTATTAAAATGTTAATGGTCTAAATAATGTCCGATTATATGGGATTGTTATGGAGTTTATAGTAATATACAATAGTATCATGGTAAAATTTAGTTTAGTGAATTACCCTCCTTTCAAAGAAAGACACTTAGATTATTCTAGGTGTCTTTCTTTGTGGGTTATTATAGAAAGTGAGGTGGCATTATGGCCAAACTATCAGAAAGACATAAAAGGTTTTGTGATGAATATCTAATAGACCTTAATGTCACACAAGCAGCTATAAGGGCAGGTTATACACCTAAATATGCGAATAAAAAAGTTTATGCTTTATTAGATAAGCCAGAGATAAAAGAGTATTTAGATCAACAGCTTAAAAAGATAGAGGATGAGAAGATAGCGGATGCAACTGAGGTTATGAAATATTTAACATCTGTTATGAGAAATGAGGCAACAGAAGAAGTTGTTGTTGTTGAAGGTTGCGGAGATGGATGTAGTGAGACAAGAATAGTTAAAAAGGATATTTCAGCTAAGGACAGAAATAAAGCAGCAGAGCTTTTAGGTAAGAGATACAGATTATTTACTGATAAGTTAGAAGTAGAAGGAAATCAACAAGTACAGATTGTTGATGATATAAACTAATGCTTAAAGTAAAACTCAAATCAATAATAGCACCTAGTTTTTATGATCTGCATAAAGATGTTAAGTCTGATAAACATGTACACTATTGGGAAGTTGGTGGAAGGGGTAGTACCAAATCCTCAGTGACATCAGTTGAAATAATTTTAGGTATTAAAAGAGATGCTCTCAATGACATCTATAGTAATGCAGTAGTATTCAGAAAAGTTGGCAACACATTAAGAGGTTCGGTATATGAGCAAATGTGCTGGGCAATCGATAAACTAGGATTAAATACAGAGTTTAAAGCAACTGTATCTCCAATGGAAATAGTTTATGTTCCTACAGGACAGAAAATTGTTTTTAAAGGCTGTGATGATCCATTAAAAGTAAAGTCAACTAAGTTTAGAAAAGGATTCATAAAATATGTTTGGTTTGAAGAGGTAACAGAGTTTCAAGGTTATGAAGAAATAAGAAATATACTTCAATCATTACTAAGAGGTGGTAAAAATCAAAAAGTATTTTATACGTTCAATCCACCAAAGAGTATAAGGAACTGGTGCAATCAAGAAATACTAGAAGAAAGACCAGACAGATATGTGCATAAGAGCACTTACTTATCAGTACCAGCAGAATGGTTGGGTGAACAATTCATTGAAGAAGCGGAACATCTTAAGAAAACTAAACTTGAAGAATATGAGCATGAATATTTAGGGAAAGTTACTGGAACAGGCACTGAGGTATTTGATAATGTAGTCATTAGAAGAATATCAGATGAAGAAGTAAGAAGCTTTGATAGATTATATCGAGGTGTTGACTTTGGATGGTTTCCGGATCCTTGGACTTACAACAATATGTACTATAAAGCAAATACCAAAGAACTGTATATATTTGATGAAGCTCATGAGAATAAGAAATCAAATAAGCAGACATATGACATCATGGTCAAAAAGCATGGAGTTAAGCCTAATCATAAAGTTACATGTGATTCAGCTGAAAACAAATCAATTGCAGATTATAAGACCTATGGATTATATGCAAGAGGAGCTATAAAAGGTCAAGGAAGTGTTGAATATAGTATGAAGTGGTTGCAATCATTGAATGCAATAATAATTGATAATGTTAGATGCCCTAAAACTGCTAAAGAGTTCTTAGAATATGAGCATGATAAGGACAAAGAAGGAAAAGTAATAGATGGTTATCCAGATAGAGATAATCATCATATTGATGCGGTAAGATATGCAATGAATGATGTATGGAGAAGAAGAGGTCAATAATTTCGGGTAATTTTTATTTCCCGAAATTATTGTTTTTTAAGCATTTAAGCCATTTATAAGGCCTTAAATCTACTAAAATGCAATTCAAAAGTTTACTCACCCTAAACTTTTGAATAAAAATGACATTTTAGAATAAAAGCTAGGAGATGATGGTTTGTTTTCAAGATTAAAGGACTTGATAAGGGAGGTAATTAATAAATTGTTTAATAAGAATACAATACAAGATAAATTAAAAGTTGATATTGCATTAACAGATGAATTCGAAAGAGCTATTGACCTATGGGCCAAGATGTTTGAAGATGAATCACCATGGCTTAATGATGATACTAAAAGTATGGGTATTTCATCAAGCATAGCATCAGAAATGGCAAGACTTGTTACATTAGAGATGGAAACAGAAATTAATAATAATGATTTCTTAAATGCAGAGTATCAAATTGTTATTGATAGTTTAAGCAATTATGTTGAGTTTGCGTGTGCAAAAGGCGGCATAGCATTTAAGCCTTATGTATCTAACGGCCATATAGAAGTTGACATGGTACAAGCTGATAGTTTCTTCCCTACGAATTATAATTCACGTGGAGAAGTAACAGGAGCCATATTCATAGAGGTTAAGCAACAAGGTGAAACAAGATATACAAGACTTGAATATCATAATTTAACCACTGAAGGATATTATATTTCTAATACAGCATTTGAGAAAGAGAACTCAAAAGAAGTTAAGGATCATACTGATCTAGGAAAACAAATTCCGCTTACTGATGTAGATGAATGGGCAGAACTTGAAGAAGAAGTATTAATCAAGAATATTGATAAGCCTTTATTTAGTTATTTCAAGATGCCATTTGCGAACACAATAGATTCTGGAAGTCCTCTTGGAGTTTCAATTTATAGCAGAGTAATTAATTTAATCAAGGAAGCAGATAAACAGTACAGTAGAATACTTTGGGAATATGAAGGTTCAGAGTTAGCAATAAACGCATCAGTTGATTGTTTCAAGATGGATGAAGAAGGTAATGCAGTCTTACCAGAAGGTAAAGAAAGACTTTATAGAGATATGAATTATGGTGTTGGGGAGTTTAATAAAGCAATAGAAGTATTTAGCCCAGCCATAAGAGATACAAGTCTTTTTAATGGATTAAATAATTTATTAAGAAGAATAGAGTTTAATACTGGGTTAGCCTATGGAACCTTAAGCGATGTGCAGGAAACAGATAAGACAGCAGAGGAGATTAAGAGCAGCAAACAAAGATCATATGCGAGTGTTAAGAAAATACAAAATCAGCTTAAAAATTCATTAGAACAATTAGCTTATGCGATGTCAGTTTGGGCTAGGATTTATGGATTAAGTAATAAATTAGTTAATCCTGATAAAGATATGGATTTCAACTTTGATGACTCTTTAGTAATGGATAAGGATAAAGAACTTGCGAGTATGCAAGTAGATGTAGCTAGTGGAATACTAAGACCAGAAATATATATCATGAAAAAATATGGTGTATCTGAAAAAGAAGCGCTTAAGATGATGCCACAGAATGATAACTCAAATGAGTTAGAGGATGATGAAGAATAATGCTAAAGCCTAATCAATTAGGGAGAATACCTAAGGATTTAATAGAAACTTATCAAGCTTTAGAGGATTTCATAATTGAAGATATATCAAGAAGAATTGCAAAAGCAGGTGTAACTGACACAGCTAAATGGCAGATGATAAGGGCACAAGAGTTTGGAATGGCCAATCAAACATTAAAGAAAAAGATTGCAACAGTATTAAATATAAGTGAAAAGCAAATAAGTAAAATATTCAAAGATGCAGCTATTGAATCTTTAGATCAAGACAATGTTTTGTATGAACAGGCTAAACTTACTGCATTTCACATAGAAACATCACAAGAGCTTAAAGCTTATATGTCAGCTGCAATAGTTCAGACTAAAGGAACAATGAAGAATATGTGCCACTCACTTGGATTTGTACAAGATGCAGGAAATAAAAAGATTGCTAAGAGTTTAAGTAAATCTTATATATCAGCATTAGATTTAGCGAATATGCAAGTATCAAGTGGAGTATTAGATTATCATACAGCTGTAAGGCAGGCAGTAAAGAAATTAGCTTCAAGTGGTGTTAATGTTATCAGCTATGAAAGTGGATGGCATAACAGATTAGATGGTGCTGTAAGAAGAGCAGTAATCACAGGAGTTAACCAGATGAATAGGCAAATGACTAATTACACAATGGATGCAAATATCCCTAAAGATGAACAGTATGCAGAAGTAACAGCTCATATGGGTGCTAGACCAAGCCATCGAGATTGGCAAGGACAGGTTTACAAGGTTGAGGGAAGTACAAGCGAATATGCTAACTTAGAAGAGGCAACAGGACTTGGAAGTGTTGATGGTCTATGTGGTGCTAATTGTAGGCACAGTTACTTTCCCTTTATACCTAATATAAGTGTAAGAGCTTATACAGAAAAGAGTCTTAGAGAAATAGATGGGGAGTCCAAAAAGTATAATGGAAAACAATATACTGCATATCAAGCTTCACAGGAACAAAGGAAGTTAGAGAGACAGATAAGACAGTCTAAAAGAGAAATTATTGGGTATAAAGCAGCAGGATTAGAAGAGGATTTTACTAATGCAAGTATTAAACTGCAAATGCAGAAATCTGAATACAATAAATTTAGTAATGCAATGGGTATAAGACAGAAGAAGGAAAGACAGCAAGTTAATGAGTATGGGAGGTCTATTGCACAGAAGAGTGCATGGGTTAATAAAAAAGAAATTGAAAAATATTCCCAAATTAATTATAATAAAGATGGAACTATAAAGATTACAGATGATTGGAAAGATAAGAAGCATGTAAAAATAGAAAAAGAGTATAAATCGTATGCTGTAATCGAAACTAAAGAAGTAAAAGGAGATAAGGTACAAATAAATAGAACGATTTATGATTCGAATGGTATTATGGTTAAACAAATTCATTCTGGATCACATGGTAATGCTAAACATCACCCATATGGCAATCATGGAGAGCATAAGCATGAATATAAATGGGATGATAATGGAAAATTACTTTCGAGAGCTACTTCTGAATTAACAGAAAAAGAAAGAAAAGAAAATATAGACATTTTAAAAGAGGTGATATAGTGGATTTAGATGATTTTAAGGAGAATGTTTTAACTGATGATATTGCATTTAAGTACAAAGGAAAAGAATATTTTATATTTTTGTTTGATAAGAGTTTTACAGTTGGAGAATATGGAACAGAAAAGGATTTGAAATTTGGTAAATATGAAGACATATATAAGAACCGTGATGATATGTTTAATAATTGGAAATTTGGTTCTTTAGTATTAAAAGATATAGTTAATTGTATAGAAATTGATTAGTAAGCACTTACTTAGAAAATGAGTAGGTGCTTTTATTATGCCTTTAAATAGCCAGGCGTAAAAGAAGCTATTACTCTGCGTGGTCTTAAAACACGTAAAACTAAGTAATGGAGGAATTGAAATTGAAAAGAGAATTTTTAAAAGAATTAGGATTGGAAGATGAAGTCATTGAAAAGGTAATGGCTGAAAATGGAAGTGACATTCAAAAGGAAAAAGCTAAGACTGTAAAAGCTGAGACTGAAAGAGATACTTATAAGGGGCAACTTACAACTACCCAAGAAACTCTTAAGACATATGAGGATATGGATATAGATGGGATTAAGAAGAGTGCCAAGGAACTTCAAGAAAAGTATGATAAAGATACTCAGGAGCTACAAGATAAGCTTAGTAAGCAATCTTATGAGGTATCGGCTAAGGAGTATTTAGGTCAATACAAATTTGCTAATAGGAGAATAGCTGAAAGCATTAAATCTGACTTCTTATCTAAGGAATTTAAACTTGAAGAGGGTAAGTTCTTAGGGGCAGATGATTATATTAAGGGATTACAAGAGAGTGAACCGGAGTCTTTTGTATTAGAAGAAGATGATGAAGAAAAAGTTCCTACTATTGTGAAGTCAACAGCAGGTTCTAAGCCAGGTAAAAAGATGTCATTAGAAGAGGCTATGCAATATGTAAATACGCACCCTGATACTGACATAACAACATTAATTTAAAGGAGGGCGTTATAGATGCCAAGTATTTTTAACAATAAAAACTTTAATGGTGAAGTATTTTCAAAGTACATTGATACTTTACCAAATCTAAATAGAAATGAATTATTAAAGTCAGGTGCTGTAAGACAGAGACAAGATATTGCAGGAACATTTACAGATCAAGTAGGTGGGAATTACGCAATCATTCCTATTACTGGTAGAATTGGTGGAGCTGCATTAAATTATGATGGTTCTACTGATATTACTGCAACTGGAATTGGAACTTACACACAAGGTAGAATTGTAGTAGGTAGGTCTAAGGCGTGGATGGAAAAAGACTTTAGTTATGAATTAACTAAAAAGAACTTCATGAATGAGGTTGCGAAACAAATAGGTGAGTATTGGGACGATGTAGACTTTGGGACAATTATTTCAACTTTAACTGGTGCGTTCAATATGACTGGCAAAGGAAATACGGACTTTGTAAATAATCATACTTATGATATTTCACAAAATAAAGATGCAACAGGCAGTTTTTCAGCTACAACTCTTAATAATGCAATGCAAAAAGCGTTGGGAGATAAAAAAGCTAAGTTCACAATGGCATTTATGCATTCAGCAGTTGCTACTAATTTAGAAAATCTTAAGTTACTAGAGTACATGAAATATACTGATGAAAATGGAATTGAAAGAAACCTAACTATTGCAACATTAAATGGTAGAGCTGTCCTTATTGATGACAATATGCCAACAGAAGAAGTTGCTGAGAGTGAAAGCGGTAAAGGCGATGGATATACTAAATACACTTCATACGTAATGGGTGAAGGTGCTATCGAGTATACTGATTGTGGTGCTAAGACAGCATACGAACCATACAGAGAACCATTAAAAGATGGTGGTAGGGATTATCTAATTGGAAGACAAAGAAAGATATTCGCACCTTATGGTATTTCCTTCAAGAATATAGGAATTATTTCACCTACAGATGCACAATTAGAAGCAGGTTCTAACTGGGAATTAGCGAATGACAATGCAAGCTCTTCTAAAGAATACATTTCACATAGATTAATTCCAATAGCTAGAGTAATTACTAGGGGTTAGTATGATAGGCTATGTAGATTATAATTTTTATAAGGAATCCTTTGGAGGAAATACTATTCCAGAGGGTTCTTTTCTTAAATTTAATCTTAAAGCTAGTGCTTATATAAATAAAATTACATTTGGAAGAGTTAAAAAGTTAGAAGAGATACCAGAAGAAGTTAAATTTGCTGTTTGCTCTACTATGGAAGTAATGAAAAAAATTGAAGATGATGGAGGCGTTATTTCTAGTGAAACTGAGGGTAATCATTCAGTAAGCTATGTAGATGGAATTTCAACTATGAGCGAAGAGAAGAAAATATATGAAACTGCAAGATTATTTTTAGCAAATACAGGATTACTTTATAAAGGAGTTGATAGATAGTGAAAACTAATACTATAGCAACTCTATATAATCACTATACAGATAAAGAAACAGAGCGAACAGTATATAAAAGAACTGTTATTACTAGTGTTAACTGGCAAGAAAAATTAAAAACTACTGTAACAGATAAGGGATTAATTAGCGCTAATATTATTAGAGTATTTATTCCTTTTAATTCTGATTTTGAAAGTAAAGAATATATCGGACCAAAAGCTTATAAGAGACTTTCAGAAGAGGAAAAGGATAAATATTTCACGTTTGACAATGATGATTATATTGTTAAAGGCGAAATAGATGAATTTATAACGGTTGATGCACTTAAAAAGTCTTATGATAATGTAGCTACTATTATTTCTACCATTATATGTGATAAAGGTAGTTTAGCTATAAGACACTATGAAGTAGGTGCTAAGTAATGGGATTTAAATTAAAATTTGATGATTTAACACAGATAGCATTAAGAAGAAACTTACAGAAAGATGGAAAAGCGCAACAATTTCTTACCAATGAAATTGCCAGGTTATCTGATGATTATATACCAATGGATTCAGGAACACTTAAAAATAATAAATCTATAACTCAATATTCTATTACTTATAAAAGCCCTTATGCTTGTAGGCAATGGTATGAAAATAAAGGTGCTAGTGGTGGTAGAAGAGGAAAAGAATGGACCAATAGAATGTGGCAAGATAGAGGGCAAGAAATAGTTAAATCTGTTGCAGATTTAGTTGGGGGTAAGGCTAAATGACAATAATAGAGTCTATTAGAAAATATATAAAAACCTATCCAGGATTAAAAGAATTTGAAAATACAGTAAAAGTTAATGTAGATAAGCTTGAAAAAGATGCAACAGTATACAGCATAGATGAAACTGTATGCAATCCAATCTTAAAGAAATTTGTAGATGGATCTGGTGAAAGACAGTTTTTATTTGTATTTGCAAGCAGAGAGTTTTATGGACAAGATGTATTTCAAAACATAGATAATATAGGATTTTATGACAAGCTATCAGAATGGTTAGAAGATAACACTAGAAGAGGTATATTACCACAACTAGAAGATGGAAAACAAGCATTAAGTATTAAAGCTATTTCTAATGGCTATGCATTTAATACTGATGAAACATTAGCAAGATATCAAATACAAATTCAATTAAAATATTATCAAAAATAGGAGATGATTAAACATGAAAAAAGCAATGAGATATGACATAGCTGACTATTTAAATATAGGAGAAAAAGGTTCTGAAGCAGCAACTTACGTTTTATTAGGAACAGGAGTTAATACATTAGATGAATCTGTAGGCGCTCAAACGGATTCTAAAACTTATATTAATGATAAAACGCAAACTACTACTGTAAAAGGGTATCAGACAGAGTTCCCTTATGACACTGATATGGTTTTAGATGAAGAAGCTGGAATGGCATTATATAAAGTCGGTAGAGATCATTTAACTGGTCAAGAGGCTGAATTTGATTATGTAAGAGTAGATTTATATGATCCAGTGAAAGAAAAGATTAATTTATTCAAGGCAAGAAAATTTAAAGTTGCAGCAGTTGTTTCAGACAGTAAAGGTAATGGTGGAGAGGTTATGGTTAACACTGGTACATTATCTTGTGTAGGTGATCCAACTCAGGGATATTTCGATACTACTACTAAAAAGTTTAGTGAAACAATACCAGAAGCACAAAAATAAAAATTTAGGAGGATTAGAAGATGGGATTTAGATTTGCAGAAAGAAATATAATTAATATAGAAATAGAGGATAATACTTTTAAAGTTCAATATAATCAAGAACTTTTAAGTAATATTACAGCTATAAGTGTTAAGGCGCAGGAAGTAAGCAAAACATTAAAGGATAATGATGCTGAAAGTATAAATAATGCTTGCAAGGTGGTATATGAAGGAATAGATACAGTGCTAGGCACATGTTCAAGTAAAAAAATATTTGAAGGTAGAGATCAAGACATTATGGAAAGTATAGATGTATTAATGTACATCTTTGATGAAATTAATAAGTTTAAGAATAAGAAGTTATCTGAAATGAAAAATAGGGTTCCTCAGAACAGAGAACAAAAAAGAAATAAACAATTTAAACATAATAAATAATGAGTTTATTAACATCTAAACTTCAAACAAGTATTTTGATTGATGATATAGAGTTCCAGTTGAACACCAACTTTAGGAACTCTATTATTTTTGAGGAGCTTATACTAAATGAGGATATAAGAAAACAAGAAGTTCAAGAAAAGGCTATAAAGCTTTATTATAACCAACCTATTATTGATAAGTTTAAGAATACAGCATTACAAGGAATAATATGGTTCTATTCATGTGGTAGACCAGAAGAAGAGACAGAAGGAAAAAAAGAACAACATAGCAATATTAAAAGTAGTGATATTTATTCTTTTAAATATGATGATGAATATATTTATAGTGCTTTTTTAGATCAATATGGTATTGATTTACAAGATATAGACTACTTGCACTGGTGGAAATTTAAGGCTATGTTTAAAAGTTTAAAATCTGATAATAAAATAGTCGAGATTATGGGATATAGAAGTATGGATTTAAATTCTATTAATGATAAATCACAAAAGGATTTCTACAAGAAAATGCAAGATTTATATAAACTCCCAACTATTATTAATAAAGGTGAATTTGAGAAGCAAAAAGCTATCGAAGATGCACTTCTTAGTGGTGGTGATTTAAGTGGCATATTGTAAACTTATAGAAATAATGATAAAATTATTAAAATAGTAATTATTGCCAAGGAGTGAATCAAATGATTTTCGGTAAAAAGAATAAAAGTGGTAATAGAGCAGTGAATCTTTCTTATATTGATGGAATAGAAAGTTACAATAAAGGAACAGCAGTTTCATTGAGTATGGAAGAAAACCACTTAATCATGGAAGCTAGAGTGTATAAAAAACCACCAGTTCATTTAAAATATGAACAAATTACTGGAATTAATGTAATAAGTGAAAAGGAAGTAATAGAAAAGAGTAAAAGTACATTTGGAAGAGCAGTTGCTGGAGGTGTACTACTTGGTCCTTTAGGTGCAATTATTGGTGGAATATCTGGAGTAGGTAATAAAAAAATAAGTGAAAAACATTATTATTTAATTTTAAATTATAAATCACAATTTGATGAAATAAAGGTTATTAGCTTTGAGATAGTTGGAGCTAGTTTGCACTGGTCATCATTTGTTGATGAATTAAAAGCTAAAATTAATACTATTAGCATAGAAGAAAATGAAATATTTTTATAAGAAGTAAGCACTTATTTATATAGGTGCTTTTAGTATGCACTTTTTTAAGAAGGTGATTAAAATTAAGGAAATAAGATGTAAAAACTGTAATCAGCTATTGCTTAAAGCTGATGAAATAAAAGGGGAGATAAAATGCCCTAGATGTAAAAAAATCAATAAGTTAGATTATTCAAAAGACAGAGCTTAGAGCAGCACACTAATTTATTAGGAGTAGTTAGCCAATGCCTGCTTTTTTTATTTTATAAAGAAAGTAGGTGGAAAATAGATGGCGGATGGTACAGTTGTTATTGACACTGAGCTTGATAATAGCGGAATAGAAAAAGGATGGAAGGAAGCTAATACAAGTGCTAAAGCACAAGCAGCTAAACTTGCAGCAGAGTATAAAAAGCAAGGTATGAGTGCTAGTGAAGCATTTAAAAAAGCTTGGTCTGAAATTGAAAGAGACTCAAAAGAAAAATCAAACAAAACAAGTGATAATTGGAGTTCATGTTCTGATAAATTAAAAGGTATAGCGAGTGAAGCTGCTAAAATTGTAGCTACTAGCATAGCTGGGATTGGAACAACTCTTGGGGGCATAGGAGCTTATGCAATAAAGGTTGGTTCTGATTTTGAAGCAGGTATGTCTAAAGTAAAGGCTATTTCAGGGGCAACTGCATCAGATATGGAATTATTAAGTGCTAAAGCTAAAGAAATGGGAGCTAGCACAAAGTTTAGTGCTACTGAAAGTGCAGAGGCTATGCAATACATGGCTATGGCTGGATGGAAAACAGAACAAATGATTGATGGTATTGGTGGTATTATGAATCTTGCGGCAGCTGATGGATTGGATTTAGCAACTACATCAGATATAGTTACGGATGCACTAACCGCATTTGGATTACAAGCTAAAGATTCAACTCATTTTGCTGATGTTTTAGCACAAGCAAGTTCAACAGCGAATACCAATGTAAGCATGTTAGGGGAGTCGTTTAAATATGTGGCTCCAGTTTGTGGTTCCATGGGATACACAGCAGAGGATACAAGTATAGCACTTGGTATAATGGCGAATAGTGGAATAAAAGCTAGTCAAGCAGGTATGACTTTAAAAAATGCTATTGTAAACATGGCATCACCTACAAGTAACATGCAAAAAATAATGGACCAGTATCATCTATCTCTTACCAATACTGATGGTAGCATGAAATCTCTTAAAGAAGTAATGGATATGTTAAGAGATAAAATGGGTGGACTAGATCAAGCTACTCAAGCGGCGGCCGCAAGTACACTTTTTGGAAAAGAGAGTATGGCAGGTATGCTTGCTGTTATTAATGCAAGTGATTCGGATTTTGATAAGTTAACCGATGCAATCAATAATGCAGATGGAGCAGCACAACAAATGGCTGACACAATGAATGATAATCTTCAAGGAAAGATTACATTACTTAAATCTGCATTAGAGGGAGTTGGAATAGCTCTTTATGATAAATTTAAAGAACCTCTAAAAGATGCTATAGACACAGCTGCTGATTCTATGAGTTCATTGGTTGAAAGTATATCCGGTGGAGACTTGAGTGGTTCTATTGATAAAATAGCGGACGGATTTTCAAAATTAATTATTAATGTAAGTGATTTTGCTGCTAATGCATTACCCACGGTGTTAGAGGGTTTTGCATGGTTGCTTGATAATTCAAATACAATTGCAACAGGAATTGTTGGCATTGGAACAGCTATGCTTACATTAAATGTTGCTAATATGATAAACGGAGTTGTTAAAGCCTTTCAAGCAGCTAGAGTAGCAGAAGAAGGATTAACAGTTGCACAATGGCTATTAAATGCAGCCATGGATGCTAATCCTATAGGAATTGTAATTTCTATTATAGCAGGATTAGTAGCAGCAATAATTTATTTATGGAATACAAATGAAGGATTTAGAAATGCAATAATCGGAGCATGGACTGCTATATGTGATGCAGCTAGTAGTATATGGGGAAGTATATGTAGTTTCTTTACTGAAACAATTCCTGCTGCATTAAATGCATGTATAGATTTTATATCTAGCAACTGGCAAAATTTATTACTATTACTTGTAAATCCATTTGCTGGGGCCTTTGCTCTTTTATATTCAAATTGTGATGGCTTTAGAGAATTTATTGATCAATTTGTACAATCGGTGTGTGATTTCTTTACTGAAACAATACCAGAAGCACTTCAAAGTACTGGGGAATGGTTTTCACAATTACCAAACATGATAGCTTATGGATTAGGTGCAGCTGTAGGAGCTATAGCCGAGTGGTGTGTTGAATGTTATGACTATTTAAGTACTAATATTCCAGTGTGGATTGACAGTATTGGTACTTGGTTTTCAAATCTTCCAGATGCTATATCAACATGGTTATCACAAACAATAAGTGATATAGGTACTTGGGGAAGTAATATGCTAAATACAGCTATAAACTGGGTGTCTAATATTATAAGCAGTATAGGAAACTGGTTTTCTCAATTACCTAGCAGTATTTCAAACGGTTTAAGTAGTGCCTTGAATGCATTAATAAACTGGGGAAGTAATATGCTTTCTAGTGCAGTTAGTGCTTGTAAAGAAATAGTAGATGGGATAGTTAATGCATTTATAGATTTACCAAGTAAAATGGTTGAGATAGGGAAAAATATTGTCCTTGGAATAAAGGATGGTATAAAAAATGCATGGGATTCTATGACTGGATGGATAGGTGGTTTATGTACTAGCTTTGTGGATGGTGTAAAGTCGCAATTTGATATTCATTCACCATCTCGTGTTATGAGAGATCAAGTAGGTAAATGGATTCCACTGGGAATTGCAGAAGGCTTAAAGGCTACAACAGGAAACTTATTAGATACGGCTACAGATATATGCAAACAACTTTCTAATACATTTACTAGTGAATTAAATGCAAATACTGCACAAGGATATATAGATACTATCTCAAACTGGGGTGGAAGTTTTGCAGTTTTAGCAGAAGAATTGCAAAATGCTAAAGATGCAGTTGAAATATCAAATGCAAAAAGTATAGACGATAACATATGGTATAGAGATGCAAAGTATAGACTAGAAGATGTTAAATCACAACTAGAAGAATTATCTGAAACTATTAGTGATACAGAAGATAAATCTACTAAGGAAAGTCTACAAACACAGCAAAAAGCATTACAAAAACAACAAAAGATTATACAAAAAGAAGTTGACTATTATAAAGAAGCAGCTCAAGAAGAAATAGATGTATGCAAGGAAAATGCAAAGAAACAATTAGATATTGCTAAGGAAAAACAATCTAAGTTAGAACAATTAATAAAAGGTGTAACTACTGCATTAAAAGAACAACTTACACAACAAAAAGAAGCTACTATAAATGCTATTGAAGCTGAAATGGATGCAGAGGAAAAAAGATATAATAAAAAGATTGCTAATATAGAGAAATCTACTAAACGAAAAGTTGAAGCGGTACAAAAAGAAATTGCAGCTTTAGATGAAGAAAAAGAATCTGAAAGTAGATTAAAAGAAATACAAGAATCTAAAAATAATATAGCAGTTCTTGAAGCTAAGATGGCTAATACAAAGTCAGAAGCTGATAAAAAAGCATATGCATTAAAAATTAAAAATGCTAAAGCTGAACTTTCTAATAAGCAAAGTGATTGGGATAGAGAAGATGCCAAGAAGGAATTACAAGAAAGAATAGATGATCTTAATGCAAAGGCTGATACTAAAAAGCAACACTTAAAAGAAGACTATGAAGAAACTAAAAAGCATTATGAGAAGCAAAAGAAAGCAGCAGAAGATTATTATAAAACTCTTTTAGATACAGATAATTTAAATGCTCAAGCTAGATATGTATTACTTACAAATTCTAATGAACAGTTGGTACAATTATTAAACTCTTACGCTCCAAACTGGCAAAATGCAGGGCAATCTCTTGCAGATAGTCTTATTAATGGACTTAACAGTAAAAAGCAAGATGTGGCTAATGCAGTACAAGAATTAACAAGTCTTAGAAGTAAGCAGGTAAGTGGATATGCAACAGGAACATCTTATAATAAATTAGCAGGTACGTATACAGTAGATGAAAAAGGTTTTGAATTATCTACTAATAATAATCCAGTCGCTTATGTTTCTAAAGGTGCAGGAATATTAAATCATATGCAATCTTTAAAAGCCATTAAAGATGAAGTATCAAGTCAAGTTGCTAATCAAATGTCTATACTTAGAAATATGGTACAAGGTCAGCAACAACAAATGTTTGAACTTGTAGGAGCTATGGCAGGAGTAGTTAATAATAGTAGTTCAATAAGAGAGGGTGACATAAACTTTAATGTTGAACATTATCATAATGATAATAAAACAAGTATAAAAGAAACTGCAGAAGAATTAGGATTCTATGCTCAAAGAAAGAAAAGATGTTAAGGAGGGATATTAGTTGAAACATACTCTTATATGGAATGGTAAAACAGCAGAGGATATGGGATTAAAAATAATATCCCTTCCTCCAATTCAATTATCTACAGAAAGAATAGATGAAAAAGAAATTGAGGGCAGAGATGGAACTCTTACTTTTATAAATGGATATACCTCAGATGAAAAAACAGTTGAATGTGATTATAAAGGAAACAAACCTTGGAAAATTGCTAACTGGTTACAAGGTAGTGGAAAAGTTATTTTTGGAAATATGGACGATAGATACTATAAGGCTAGGATTAATAATGTGGTTCCAATAAACCAGGTATTAGAAAACTATTTATATAATTTTCAAATTAAGTTTAAATGTAAGCCTTTTGGGTACCTTTTAGAAGGAAATTATCCTATAGAGATTATTAAAAATGGTACAACTATTTATAATGGTAAGGCTACTTATAAAAGCTTACCTTTAATTACTGTTTATGGAACTGGTACAGGAGTTTTAAAGGTCAATAATACAAGTTATTCTATAACAAATATAGGTACTTCAATAACGCTAGATTCTGAATTAGAGGAAGTACTAGGAGATAAAGGGCAATACTTCGAATCAGACAAATTTCCGATATTAGAAGTTGGAGAAAATAATATTTCTTGGTCTGGTGGAATAACTAAAGTTGAAATAGTTCCTAGATGGAGGTGTAAATAATTGATAAAGTTATTTGAAGCAAATGAGACTAATTTTAAGCATTGCAAATGGGTACTTAGTGAGGTTTTAAGTGTATATATAACAGAAACTACAGAGGGTAACTTCGAATTAGATTTGGAGTATCCTCTTTTTGATTCTAAAAATTTATCTAGGTATTTAATTAGAGGAAATATTATAAGTTGTGAATGCTATGATAATAGACCAGATCAGTTGTTTAAAATTAGAAAAACTAATAAAAGTACAGAAAATAAAGTGATAACTGTATATGCAGAAGCTATAGGAAGAGCTGATGCAGATAATAATTATATTCCTGGATTAGAAATACCTAAAGGAAAAACACGTAGAGAAGCTTTGCAAATAGTATTAAATAATAGAGCTGATAAAAGAAGAAACTACACTATAGGAAGTTTAGACACTAGTACTAATACAAATGTAAATCTTGGCTTAGACGATAATGGAAATATTATTAACTATGTAGATATTGCTGATAAGTCTCTTTTAAAAGCAATATTAGAAGAGAGTACAGATAGTACTAATTCATCTATCTATACAGCTTATAAAGGTGAGGTTGTCTGGAATAATTTTGAGATAAATATGGTAGATGAAAGAGGAAAAGATAATAGTTTTATTATTAAGAGTGGTAAGAACTTAGACTCTTTAGAAGAAGAAATATCTGATATTGATGATAATTTTGCTACAGCGTTAGTAATGAAGTCTAGTGATGGTTTATTCTTACCAAATCAAGAAATTATATATAGCACTAATGCTAATAAATATGATAGGTATTTCTATAAAACTATTACTTGTGATGATGTATCTCTTGACGATCTTATAACAGAAAATAGTTCTGATAAAGATATTGAAGAAGCTAAGAAAGTTGTATATGAACAACTTAGAGAAAGAGCTGCTAAACAATTTGCTAATGGAATAGATAAGCCACCTACTAATTATACAGTTAATTTTATTCAACTTGCTGATACAGAGGAGTATAAGGATTATGCGAAACTAAAAAAGTGTGAATTAGGTAATAATGTTACAACTATTTATTCTAAAATAGGAGTACGATCAGAAGGTAGAATAATTAGAATTAAATATAATGTACTTACGAAAAAAATAGAAGAAGTTGAAATTGGGGATAGGCTTAAAAAATCTATAGTAGATAATATAAATAATACAGAAAACAAGGTTGATAATGTAGCTGATAAGGTAAATAACAATAAGAATGACTTAAAAAAGACTAAAGTTACTATGGAAAAGTACAATAATTCCATTGTTTTAAAAGTTGAGAATTTATCTAAAGACACTATGGCTAAAATTGAATTATTAGAAAAAGAGATAATTGCAAAAGTAAGTGAAGACGATATGTGGTCTTTAATAGACATGAATCCAAGTAAAATTTTATTTGCTGTAAATGATAAAAAAAATGAAACAGATGTAACTATAACTACAGATGGATTAAGTGTCTATAAAGGTAAGATACAGATTTATGATGGAAATAATGACCTAGTTTTTAAAATAAGAGAAAAGGGTGGAGTTAATTCTCGACTACCATATAAAATTATGGAATCTGATATGGATACAACAGCCGCATCATTTTCTGATCGAGGAATTAATTGGCATAGTACAAGCACAGCAATAAAAACAAGTAGTAGAGGTGTTTATATAGATACTAATAATAAAAATTTATATATAGATAATGAAAAACTAGAAGATGTAATAAGAGCTGTACTAAAAAATGAAGGATTAATATAAGGAGGGCATTTAATGATACAAGAATTACAAACAGGAATATTAGATATTAATAATAAATACAACATTGATTTTCGTTGTAAGCAGCTTGATGATGTTATTTTAAAAATAATAGTTTATGATAAGAGTTTACCAGCAGATTTAAGTAATTATAATGTTAGATTAAAAGCATTTAAAGCAGATCAAGTTCCACTTATACAAAATACTAATATTATTATTAAAGATAATGTTGTAATTATAAAAGCTAGTAAACAATTAACAACAACACAAGGTACAGTTAAAGCAGAATTACAGTTTATAAATAAAAGTACTTTAGAAAAGAAAAGTACATTTTATATAAATATAGAAGTTGTAGCAAGTGTATTAGATGTAGATGGAGTTGTAAGTACACCTACTTGCACTATCTTGGAAGAGATAGACCATAAACTTGATGAGATAGAGAATATAGGACAAGTATTAGATGAGGCTAAAGATGTAAGAGATACACTAACTAATAAAACTATACCAGCAGCAACTAATATTAATAGCAAATTAGAAAGTAATATTAATTCAGTAAATACTAAGATAACAGAAGTAGAGAACATTATATCTAGTGCTACAAGCAAAATAGAAGAAGTTGAGACAAGTATCAATAATGCTGATTCTAGCAAAAAGGAATTGGATCTAAGTAAAACTAATGCAGATATTTCTAAAGAAAATTTAGATACTGCTAATACATTAGCAGAGAAGAATATAGAAGAATTAAATTCTCTAGGTAATGTTACAGATCTAGCTAAAAATGTACAAACTAATACTACAGATATAGGAACTTTAAAAGACAATGTACAAACTAATACTTCGCAATTGAAAGATATGGGGAAGAACTTATCTAAATTAAGCAATCCTAATTTGTTAATAAATGGTGATTTTCAAGTGAGACAAAGAGGTAATAGTTTTACTACAAGTGGTTATACAGTAGATAGATGGTTCGCTACATCTGATAAAGGAATATCAGTAACAGCTCATAAGGAGGGGGTAATAGTAAAAAATATTGAAGTTGGTAGTTGGCATAATTTTGAAACTAGAATAGAAATACCAAATAGTTTACAAGGAGCCACATTAACATTTTCTATACAATTAAACAATGCTTATGTGTATAGACAGATATATATCAATGACAGAACTAACAATAAAAATCTAGTAGCTAAATTTGGTACTACTGCAGTTACTCAAGATTCTGCAACATTTGTTGTACCTAATAATTGTTCTATTCTTACATTTGGTATACAAGTACAAGAAGTATTAAATGCTCAATTAGATATAAGATATTGTAAACTAGAAGCTGGTAAAAGCTCTACTTTATTAATACCAAAATCATATGCAGAAGAACTATTAGCTTGTCAAAGATATTATCAAATTTGTAGGGTACCTGCACAAACTGTATTAGGTGATACTAATGGACAAGTTGCAATAACTGTTCCATTAATTACTGCATTGAGAATAGCTTCACCTACGATAAAGGCTTGGGCAGATAGTGGTATATGGTTGCATCCACAAACTGGCGGATTAGCAATTGACTTTTTGGGAAATTATTTAGTAAATATATTTGGTTCATTTCAAATGATAATATTAGAGAATATAGGTAATCCTGAAATAAAAAATCAAGAAATATATTCAGTTAATAGTTCTAATGAATCAGATAATATATCATCAGGTATAGCAACTATTACTATTGATTCAGAAATATATTAGGGGGTAAAAAATGGAAAACTATAAAATAAAAGTTTATGCAAAACTAGATAAAAACAATTGCATTATATCCATAAATTCATCAATATTTTTAGATGATATACAAAATTATATATGTATTGATGAAGGTTATGGAGATAAATATTCTCATGCCCAAAGTAATTATCTTGAAAAAAATTTAAGAGATATGAAAGGAAGATGTAATTACAAATATGTTGATTATAAGGTTGTTGAATTAACAGATAAGGAAAAAGAAATATTATATACAAAGGAAATTGAATCAAATGAAAAGATAGATTCCGATTTATTAGATTTAACTGAAATTGTAGTATCACAACAAAAATTGATAGATCAATTAACTATGGAAATAAAAAATATAAAAGGAAGTGTTGTTAATGAGATATAAATACATGATAAAAGCATATTCCATTTTAGTTAGAGGTGGAAGAATGGCATTAGAAGTTGATACTGATAATAAATTACCAGTAGTTCCAGATAATTATAAAATATTAGTATCAGAAGAATTAGCAAATGTTTCGCAATAGCAAAATAGAATGTAAAAACAAAATTAAATATTAAAAGCGATAAATCAGGACCACATAGGTCTTTTTTTGTTGCTTAAAATTAGGAAGGTGTTATATGGATGAATTAATAAGAGCAGCGTTAAGTCAAGGGTTAGGATATGGAATGTTTGCATGTTTACTAGTATATGTACTTAAAACTACAGGCGAAAGAGAAACGAAATATCAAGAATTACTAGATAAGATGGCAGATAAATTTAATGTTGTAGAGGACATAAAAGAGGATGTTAAAGAAATTAAACTAAAAATTGAAAAATAGGAGTGATTAATATGGATAGATTACTAAATAAGATTACAAGTGCAAGATGGTTAATAGCAGTTATAATGACTATAGTTTTTGCAGTACTGGCATTTACAAATAGATTAAGTACAGAATTTATCACTATATATACTATGGTTATAGCTTTTTACTTTTCAAAAGATAGAGAGAAAGAAATTAAAGAGTAACCTTTAAGGGTGCTCTATTTTTATATTTAAAAATTAGAAGGGATGATGTTAAATGAACGGTATAGACGTAAGTAACCACAATGGAAATATAGATTTTAATAAAGTTGAAAATGATGGAGTTGAATTAGTTTATATAAAAGCTACAGAAGGTACAACTTATCAAGATCAATACTTAGGTAACCATTATAAAGGAGCTAAAGGAGCTGGTCTTAAGACTGGCTTTTATCATTTTCTAGTAGGATCATCTAATCCAGAAAACCAAGCAGAAAATTTCTATAATAATATAAAAGATAAAGAAAATGATTTAAAACCTTGTTTAGATATAGAAGTAAGTAATTTTAATGTGATGGATTATTCTTTAAGATTTATAAAAAAGTTTGAAAGTTTATGTGAATTACAACTTTGTATATATACTTCACCTTATTTTGCAAATGAAAATTTAGATTCTAGATTAGCTAAATATCAATGTTGGATAGCTCATTATGGAGTTGAAAAACCTATGAAAACAAATATATGGGGTAGTAATTATGCAGGACATCAGTTTACTGAAACAGGAAGAATTAATGGTATTAGTACTAATGTAGATATAAATACATTTACTGCGGATATATTTACAAATAATAAAACTACTGGTTATGTTGTAACTCAGTATTTACCAAATGGTTATAATGGAGATGGTAGTTTTAATGGCATAGATTTAAATTATGTATTAAGTTATATGAAAGGCATTAGATGTTATGCACGTGGAGATTCAAAAGGTGTATGGCTAGAAACTCAAATGTTATCAATGGAAAAATGCCTGGAACTTAAACAAGCTTTAGGTAGTTGGTTTTATGCTATAAAATAGTATATAATAAAAATGCTGAATTACACAAAATTAGAAAACACTTAAGAGCAGTATGTAGATTAATATCTATGCACTGCTCCTTAGTTTTTCCTGTCTTTTATAAAAAACTTAAAGACAAAAAAGGGGTTTAGTTCCAATTCTTTAGCTATCTTTAAAATTAGATTTATAGTGGGGTTACATTTATCTGGATGGTTCTCTAATTTACTTACATAACTTTTACTTATACCTATTCTTTTTGCAAATTTCAATTCAGTTAGATTTTTTTCTACTCTTTTCTTCTTTAGCATATAATCACCCTTAAAATTTCATTGTCGAAAGTTTACTGGTAGTGAACAATTTTTAAGTTATAATTGTTTTCAAGAAGTGCTCTTGTAGGAAGAATTTATTTTATTTAAATTTATTATGTGCAAAAATAAAGAATATATCAATAAAAATTCTCTTATAAAACACAAAATCAATATCACAATCCTAATTCTTGTAAAATTTAGAATTAGAGGTGATAGGTAGATGTTAGGTGAGAGATTAAAAGAATTAAGAGATGAGATGGAATTGAAACAAGAAGATGTTGCAACTAAATTAAATATAGGGCGAAGCACTTATGCAAATTATGAAACAGAAAGAGCCGAACCAGGAATAGCTGTTTTAAAAGATATTGCAAGTTTCTATAATGTAAGTATAGATTTCTTATGTGGGTACACAAATATAAGAGAACCCTACATTAAGGATAAAAGAAAATCAGAATATATTAATGAGTGTTTAAAGGCTTATGAAAAATTTTTAAAATAATTTTTTTCTTCGCACTTTATTTGTATTGTGGAGTTATATGATAATGGTATAATCCTTTAAACATAAGAATTATTAACTTTTCCATAAGGTTATTTATAATTTAAATACTTCGCACTATATTGATATTGTGAACAACTATACTTGATATAGGCGTCAAGTGACGTAATATCAAGGGTTGACAGAAATATTCGAGTTGCTATAATTGGATTATGGAGCGCTTCTGAAATATTAATAATTAAAATAATTGCATGATCTATTTTATGGATCAAGAGAGTTAATATGGAGGGAAAATTAAAAATGAGAAAATTACATGAAACAAATAATGGATTTTATTTAGATGTTTTAGAAGATGAAGAAGAAAGATTAATAGATAAATTATCAGATAGTTTAGTTGGGGAAGATAGGTATTTATTTTTTAGATATGTGGCTGTTAGAGATATTATGCATGAAATAAAAACAGCTTAATTTTAAGACCTAGATGTTATTATCTAGGTCTATTTTGTTCACACCTGTAAATATACAAAGTGTGAACAATGTGAACATACTTTATTGTTTCGTATACACTTTTGTTCACACATCAAAAATTAGTAGTGGTCAAGCTTTAAACACATAATGTGTACAATGTGAACAAAATATAATTTATATAGTATATTTTATAAATAGGCATATACGTATATACCACACACGCCTAATACACATATATATGTATATAAGAAAAGTTTGTTCACATTGTAACACTAAGTAAGATTGACAAAATTTCCATATATTATAGAATTGTGATGGATAAATAAAAAGAAAATAATAATGAAAGTGTATTTTTAAAATTAAGATTAGATTATTAATAAAGGAGAATTAGAATGGGGGATTTAAGACCACCAAGAAGAAAAAGGCAGAATATAAAAGTAAGGGTACACTACCCAACTACACCCGAAGGTATTGAGGAGTTAAAAGAAAGTCAAGCAGTAGCGATGCTCAGCATATTAGAGGAACGTTTTGGAACTGATGGGTTAGACTATGTTATGGAAGAACTTAAGAAGAAAATAGGTTATACACAATAAGATGAGAATAATTTTAGGTACTGATATTTATTGTAAGAGTAAAGAATGTAGTAAGGAGCAGATGTGTTAATTTTTAATTATTAACACATCTTTAACACATAAGTTATTTTTTTAGATAGATATTTATAAAGACTTATACTACTACTAATTAAGTAGTAGTACCACTTATAAATACTTATAGTCACTTACCAAATCATGAAAAGGAATTGTGAAGATTGGACTACTAAAATAGTATAATATTTAACAATTTAAAGAATTAATTCCTATAGTTGACAAAATTGTATTGGGTATATATAATACAAGATAATGTAAATATGAATTATAAGGAGCTTTTTATGATGACTAATATAAACTTAACTAATGACTTAAAATTAAATATTTATTTTGAGTTTTGCTATTTTAGTTAGGTTTGTATATATGATAATGTAATCATCATAGATACAAACCGTAGGTTTTGTATCTATGATGGCTAAGCTTAACTCGTTATGTGAATTAATTTGTTATCTAAGCCACATAGATTGATACTATGTGGCTTTTTTATGCTAGATAAAGAAAAGCCACGTAGAAACACTATGTGGCTTTTTATATATCAAAAATGAAAGAGGGATGTTTATGAGAAAAAATACAGATATTATTATTATTGGTTTTGCAATATTTTCAATGTTTTTTGGAGCAGGAAATTTAATATTTCCACCATATATAGGAATGGCTTCGGGAAATGGGTGGCTAATAAGTTTCTTAGGATTTATTATTTCAGATGTAGGCATGATACTATTATCAATTAATGCTATTGCAAAGGCAGGTTCTTATCAAGCAATTTTAGGGAGGGCAGGTAAGAAATTTGGATTTTGGTTAGAATTTATTATAATGCTTTGTTTAGGTCCAATTCTTATTATTCCGAGAACTGGTGCAACAACTTTAGAAATGAGTATTAGTCCATTATTTAATTCTGTTAATCCTATTATATTTTCAATTTTATTTTTTGGATTGACACTAATTTTAACGGTAAAGCCAACTAAGGTTGTAGATGTTATAGGAAAATTTTTAACCCCTATGCTTTTAATTGCTTTAGCTATATTAATAGTAAAAGGAGTAGTTTCACCTTTAGGTAAACTAAGTAATGCTATTGATTTAGAATTATTATTTGCAAATGGACTTGCTCAAGGATATCAAACTATGGATGCACTTGGGGCAGGGGGAATTGCTGCATTTATTATGGCAACATTTTTAGCGAAAGGTTATAAAGACAAAAGCGAAATTGTAAATCTTACTGCAAAAGCCTCTATAGTTGCAGGGATTGGACTTATAATAGTATATGGCGGTTTAACATACTTAGGAGCTACTGTATCTAATGTGTATGATGCCAACATATCTCAAACTACATTATTAATTAGTATAACAAAGCAATTATTAGGAGAACAAGGTGCAATTATATTAAGTTTGGTTGTTGCTTTTGCTTGTCTTACTACGTCAATAGGATTAACATCTGTCACTGCTAAGTATTTTGAAGATGTTACTAATAAAAAAATTAAATATAAAAATATAGTTGTATTTATTTGCTTGTTTAGTGCTATTATTTCTAATTTAGGTGTTGATAGAATAATTTCTATAGCTGCGCCTATACTAACTGTACTTTATCCGGTAACTCTTGTATTGGTTTTAATGGCATCATTTAAAAAGATATTTACTAAGAATTCTACTTATAAGGGGGCAGCATATGCAACTTTAGTTATAAGCATTATTACTGTTATTGATAGCTTAGGTGTTAACATAAGTTTTATACATAGTCTTCCTTTTGCTAGCTTAGGATTAAATTGGGTTATACCTGCAATAATAGGAGGTATTGTTAGTAATTTAATTAGTAATTTTAAGGAGAAAAATTCCATGAAGTTATTAAGGGAGTAGGATGAGAGAGATTAAACAAGAACAAAGATTAGCATGATTATCTAAATAAAATGAATGATTATAGTAAACAGATATGTTCTCTTATATTTCTACTCATAGGGAAAAATAGTGATTATTGTATTACTAAAACTGTATAGTGGATAAATTAAATGCCGGCACTTACTAAAAAGTGCCGGCGTTTTGTAGCCTTATATTATTGAAACTAATTAAGGATATTTAATCCTAAGTCTAATAGATTAGCAAATAATGATAATGTATTAGTTGTTGGAATAACATTGTTTTTAATGTCTAATAATTTTCCAAGGCCATATTTAGTATATATATTAACAGTTGGAAAATTATTTTCATCACCTAAATCACAAATGATATCAGTTTCATTTAAAAATACTGTATTATTATCACTAGGATTTACAAATTTATAAAGTCTAGTCTTATAATCATGTCTAAGAACCCTTACTCTATGTGTTATTTCTATTTTATTATTTTTATTATTTATATCATATTTTGAAATGGATGAAGTTATATTATTAATTACAAAATAATTAACATTTCTTTTATAATTCACCTTATCTTTAAATTCCGATAATCTTTCTAAATTTAAGTTAAGATCTACGAATACCTCTTCCTTTTTTAAATTATCAAAGCCTTCTTTTATGTAAGGTAAATTTTCATTATCATTTAATTCTTTATTTAATATATCCATACAATTTATATATACATCTTCAAAATAATTAAATGGTAGGGCATATTTAATATTATTTAAAATAACATAAACTTTAAATTTAGCAGAAGAAGCATCACTTCTAAATGAGTAATTTACATCAACTAATAGCATTTCATGTAAATCTTCTGTATAAAATGTTATTTTTTCAATGCCTTTACTATATTCTGAAGTATAATTATTATTTTTAGATAAAGATTGAGTGGTTTGATTTATTATATAAGTACCTTTAAAGCCAAGTCCATTAGCTGAAGCTACTCGTAGTGAAGTTTTTACTGATAACTTTTTTAAATTAATGTAAGGTCTGTTTTCACATAAGTTATTTTCTGATATTATTCGCATAGTTTCTCTCCTTGAGTTAGTACTAATAAAGTATTAGTTTGTATTATGAATTATAGCATATTTTAAGTGTAAAGTTGTGCTTATAATTTATAGACTTATCCTAAAGAGGCAAAATCACCTCGTGACTATAAAAACATTTTTGGAATTACAGAAAAAGATTTGAAGAATAAATGGATTGAGTATATAAAAGAAAACTATTCTATGGCATAGTAGTTAGCATAAGAAGTAAATAAGACTTTATTAAATTACAAAGATAAGGTTAAGAATTTGTTGCAATGCATGGACATTTAAAGTTTTTTAGTAGTTAATATTAAGAGTTGCATTAAAAGTTTATATTGTGTAAATAATATATTCTATAAGACAAATTTATAGGAGATTTTTATGAATACAATTATAAATGAGGCGTATGAAATAGCTGATAAAAATGGAACTATTCTTAAGGGATATATAAAAATAAGTAGAAATACTAATTGTTTGTTATTCGCACATTATTGTGATAGCACATTATTTTATAAAAAATTTTTTAAAATATCCAGAGACATCTTTAAGGTTAATAAAAAGGTTAATAAAAATCTTAAGGAAATAAAAAAAATAGCAAAAGAGCATGGGTATAAGAAGGTTTAGACAAAAGGTTTATTTTCTATTTATGGAGATTTGCGTCCATTAGCAGTTGAAGCGGGTTTTGGTAAATGGAGTCAAAGTGGAATCATTGAAAATGAAAAGTATGGCACGGACTTTTTTATATCTGCTGTATTTTTTAGATAAGTTATAAGTATATTTATATCAATAAAATGAATTTGCAAAAGAGTATAGTAATCTAATTAAAAAGTTAGAAAATATGGCTGATACATCAATGGAAACATGTATAAATGACACATTATTAGAAACAATTAAATTAAGAGATTTTAAGAAAGCAGGTGGGGAAGGGATAGTTGAATGTAAGATAAAATCTATAATATTACCACTTCTTGCTGATCATGTGCTAAGAGAAGCTAATCACTATATAGAAGTTTTAAAGAATTATAAAAATTAA